GTACAGCCATTAGATTGCCTCCGTTCCTATTCTGTATCTATCGGTCATGTGCCATTTATTGATGCTTGTAGAATTATCCGGTATTAGCTGTCCAGAGTCATACAAGCATGAAATGCATCTAAAGTTACTGCCAAGTGATAGACTTGCGTAATCAAGTGCATTAAAAACAGCATCACGCATCTTCAGCACCTGTTCTTTACCCTTGCGCTCACTCCAACCATCAATGGTTGCTACTACGTGCAATCCCTTCTTTGTGAATGTATTACCAGGAGTTGATATTGATGTCCCAAGTACCAAATAAGGAGGATCAAGCCCTAAAGGCACATTATTGTCATCAAATACCGCTGTTTTGCCATCTGAATAAGGCAATAGTGCAATCAATCCTGCATTATTCTTCAATACAGAATATATTGCAGTCCATACCTCAAGTTCAGATGTTGCCATTTTACACCTTCATTGAACGAATATCCCTGATAAATCCTTGTCTATTCTTCTCAAAGGAATTGAACAAATACGGACGCGCCTTCATCTTGTATGTACCATTGTGCACATACACACCGTAAAACACATTGTTGCCTATCTGCCTCAGCAAAGGCACTTTATATACCTCAATGTCGCTTCTGAGCAATCCTGTATCCACTGGACATTCTGCTCTAGCATCGTTCTTTGTTGCCTCTGCTACGCTATCTAGAGCGATCTCTGAATGAGCAATGATCTTATCGATGCTCTTCTGTATTGCCGATGCAATGTCTGGCCCCTTGATCTTTACAGTGATATCTGCCATGTTTCACCTTGCTAGGATAACTGCGCTTGTGAACACTTGATAGGATGTCTCTCCATAAGGAGCCAGGACGTTATAGGAAATCTCTCCCGTAACAACCTGATCATCGACACGGATATCGGTCCCCTTGGGCGTATAGAGTTGCTTGTATCCTATGCCGGTATCCTGTTGAGCGTTCACGAGCTGCTGAGGAGCTCTCTGCCCAATATCAATCAGGGCACATAGAACCGTTGCAATTGTCACCCAGTTGTCTGTACTTCCTCCCAATGCGTCAATAATTGGATCATTGCGAAGAATATTGCATGTATCTTTTAAGAGCAGATCAGCGCCTAAATCTGCAAGATCCTGCATGTCCACATCATCAAGAATTGCCATCAGAATTCCCACGCGGTGCTAGGCTCAAGAAAATCAAGTGTGAGCCGACCGATCTGAAAGGATTGAGCGCCGCCTACTACAATCCCGTACTGTGTCAATTCTTTCGCTGCAAGATTTCTGAGTGCAACTGTATGATTTGAGATTTGCGATCTTTGAGCATCAATAGCTCCACTGCCAGCTTTTACGTCAAACCTCAGAACAAACAGCGTAACAAAGCGATCTAATGCATAATAATTCAGGCATGCAATGTATTTGAGGACATTAGATTGAATAACATCTGCCGTTGCAAGCGCACTCTCCTCATACCCTAATTGGCGCAATGACATATCTAATGCGCCATTATAGGCATCAATTATCTGCTGAGTTGTAAACTTGGATTCAGCAGATAACTCTCTATATTTCTCAGTTAAGTATGAGGTGGCAGATGCTCTATTCATCTATTTCTTAATCTCTTTGCCGTTACAATCAACTAAAACCCCATTCACCATGTAACGCCCGCCAGGAATGGACTCGTCAAGCTTCTTCTCTTCCCCTTGCAAGGAGGATGTGACTAGAGTAGATGGCTCTTTTTGCTCAAGAGCTGTTTCCTTCTTTTCTGGCATTAGAGGCTCCATGCGCTTGGTGCACTATATGTTGCATTAGTAGTAAGCATACACGCTCCATTTGAGCGTTCTAATGTTGAAATGCCGTATTCACGCTCAATGAACTGCGCACGTAACGGAAATGTTTCTAGTTCAGCTGCAATATGCAGAGAAGCTAATGCGTCATTCCTAATGCGCATCCTGAGAGGTTTGGGTGCAGAAACATTATAGAAGAATATGTAGCCAGAAGGGACCCACGGGCGTATGAAGATCTCAGCAGATCCGAATATACCTATTGAGCGATCAAGGTTGTTTTCCATATCAAGAGATTTAGATGCTGCAACGGTAGTGTCAGCTGCAAGTCTCAATCTCGCATCATAATATGGATAAAAACCTGTAAATCCCCTGATAGTGGTTTCAAGGTTCTTTGCTGCATAAATGCGCATTTCACCACTGAGGTAATGCTCAAGCACAGTATCGATGCCAGTGGTCAAGTCTCCCGCAACGAATGATGCGGTACCCAGATAATGGGTATGCGTTGAGGCCGTAAACACGTTGCCATAGGGATCAGGGGGGATCACAGCACTATCTGCATTGAGAAGACGCCTCAATGGAAGCGTAGCACCGTCTGTCCGCTTGTCCACATAGGTTAAGGCGTTGGTGGGATTGAAGAGCGCTGCACGGATAGCCTTGCCGATATCGCGAATGTCGGCGTCCCTGATAGCAACAAGGATCTCATCCAAGTCTTTCACGGTCTTATTCATCATAAAGAGCCGTGTCACGCCCCATGCAACCTGCTTGAGGTAGAGAGGAAATCCAAGGGTTGTGGGACTGACTTGCATCTTCTGCACGTCAGGACGGGAGAATTGATCACCGTCAATCATGTCAACGGTTGCATTCCCGCCCCAGGTGGTGAGACGATCCGTTGTCTTGACCACGAGATCACTGGTGATCATATCAACAAGTTTATTATGCGCATCCAAGAACATTTGGACTTGCAGATACAATTCAGCTTCATCGTAGGTATTGAGGTAGTCAGACGCTGCTGCTTTTCTACTGCCAATTGTATCTAGTACTTGTAAAGTTCCGAAAGCCATTTCGGCTCCTTTCTTCTACTAAGAGCCTAATAACTTCTAAACAAATCAATGCGTGTTGCATCGATGACTCTGCCAATTGGAACAGTGCCACCTGTGGTAGCTGCTGTGTCTAATGCGCCTGCCGTTGTAGCGAGATAGGCAAAGGAGCCAGGTGAGAGTGCTGCACCATAGGCAAAACGGACGTTCCAGTACAAACTGAGCGAGTCACCTGCTGCTGCTGCTTCCGGCGCAAAACCATCCACAACAGCCGCCGCATCCGCCGCTGTACCATTTGATCGCCAGATCTTGCCATCTGATGCCTTGATGTAGCAAGCATCTCCTGCTGCTATTGCCTCTCCTGCAAATAGGCCTGACAAACTACAGTTTGTAGGAGGCGCGGCTGTTGTAATGCTTGGAGTGCCTGATTTGGCTATTGCTGCCATTTTAATCCTTCCCCGCTTGTGAAGAGCGGTTTAAGATGTGCCAAGGCTAGAACCTACTATATTGTCCAGTGGCACGTAATTTGTCAAATGCTGTTTGTGCTGCTTCTTTTGCAGACCCGTTAGATGGTTTAGGATTGGGCCCATTCCCTGGCTTGCTGGCTTGCAGCTTATCGATGAGTGGTTTCGATTTCTCTACCCATGCAAGCCGATCCTCGATTGATGCATTCTCACCTGGATCAAACGTTTTGATCTCAGGAGGCCAGTCCTTGGTCTGGGATTTAATCTGATCTGACACAAGTTCAGTGAGCTTAGAGTATCGTTCTGAAATTGGTTCTAATTCTTGTACACGCGCCTGATGCTGTTCTGCAAGTTTCTGGAATTCGCCTTGCTCTTTAAGCTTTAATTCCAGTGTTGATTTTGCTAATTCTTCTTGCTCTTTTTGCTTCTTGCGATACTTTTGATTGTCTGAGATGACATCATTGTTTTTGCGTTGCAACTCAGCAATTTGACGCTGTAGGACTTCGATGCTCTTCTCACCTTGTGATGTGGAGTTGGCTTCATGAGCCGGTGGATTGTCGCTCTCATTGCCTTGCAACGGATCGACTGGAGGTATGTTCATAGTATAGGTTGCCTTTCTTCTTTTGTCAAGGATTGTATTTTATATGCCTCAATAATTGACAGAATATGCGCTACTTCATCTCTGTCAGCTCGCTTTTTGCGTTCAGAAAGATCTGAATATGATGTATCAATTTGTTTCTGCCAGCGGTCCACTAAACCACAAGGTATAGTCAAGCTGCCATCTGGATTAGGATCGCAACTAGAAAACAAATATTGCATCCAACACGCCCACGAGGCGTGTTGCTTATCCGCTAATTGCTCTATAAGTTCTTCTTTTGTCAAAATTGCCCTTTCTTATCCTGTGCAGGCTGATTTTTTGCCATAATTTGCTGTTGCTTGTCCATTGTGTCAAGTGCTGCTTGCGCCTCTTTATCTTGCAATTGTTTCAATTCTGCAAGCTCTTCCTCGGTCCATCCCTCCTCTCGCAAGACAAGCTCAAGAGGCACACCAGCCGTGCTAGCCGCTTGCACGCCTTGCCATAGCGCAAGGTTCTCTTGAGCACGCTCTAGCTTCGTTGAGGTGAGCAATGGCCTGGGCATAATGGATATCTCAAGATCCCCTCGCTGATAGGAGTCAAGATTGAATGGAATGAACTTCTTTTGCTGATTGGAGAGTTGTCCCCATTCACCAGATTGAGCACGCATGCCAGCAATCACAACTGCCATCTGAAATAGCTTGATATTCTCCTGATCATAGGATGATTGCGCTTCAATCATCTTTGTCTCGACATCTCCCATCATACGGTTTGCCCCTGGCCCTGTTACCTGACTCATTGTACGAAGCTCCTGATAGAAGGTCAACTCAGGATGATCATGCTCTATTTCTCCTATAAGCCTATCCATGTGCACAGCCGCATCTGCAAGCGATAAATCCCCTGCAAGGGGGTGTACGGTGCTGTCAGCAGGACCACTCAGCATCAGCACGCTCTCTTGATCTGCTGTGGGCTCTGCAAATTCAGAGGTTGCACTGCGCTTCTGAGTGGTAAAGAGATTGTTGATCTTAGACGAACTTGCAATGAGCAGAGGAGCACCTATCACCTTATGTATCTGATCGTGCACATGCGAGGCTAGATTATTCAATTCATCGATCTTGCCCATACTACCTGATATAACAGGAGCCCCGTGATCACCTCCCATATCTGAATGCTTAATCCATACAGCAGGAACAAAGCCATACGGATTTTCTACCACTGAGCCGTATCCATAGTCAAATGGCTCATCATCCTTGAAGTACTTGAAATAATCTTGATTAACTTCTTTCTTGTATTTGTGCTGCCCATACTCTTCACTATAGGTATAATACTCTAGTGCATACTCCTTCACATTTCCTGCACTGTCAAGATCTAGGGCGCATACATGCCCTGGCCAAACGATCTCAAGACATACCTTGCCTCTATCGGGCTCATCCTGGACTTCTACCAGGACACTTCCCAATGCAGCTCCATAGCGTACCTCAACGCTTTTCTTTTGTTGCCAGTTTGACCACTGCCATATTTGCGCAATGGCAGACTTAAGAGCAGGCGGTGTGTCCTTTGAAAATGGGATAGCCAGGCTTACCCCGTCGGGCAGATTGTCCCCATCTTCACTGAGCACGCCTGGGTAGATCTGCCCTGCATAGAAATTGACAAGACGGGTAGTAGGATTGTAGATCAAGCGGATATTGCGATAGAGATTGTAGTTGGATTTATACGCAGACCATGAAAGTTGTCCATAAGAGCCACTATGTGAAGAATTAATAAAACGAGCTGCTTTATCAAATGCAGAGCTATTATAGTACGACCACAGGAGATCATACTCACTCATGCGCTGGTAGAAGGATTGTGATTGAGTTGATCCTGGCTCATCAAAGACGCGTCTTGCCGCTGTCCATGCAGCTTGTCCCGCGTACCATACTTGTGACATAAAGCTTCCTACTCCCATATCAATATCCTACATACTGAGATAAAGCACTAGATGTATCAGCATCTAATGGTTGTATTTCACGCATTTGAATTACAAACCAGACAAGCGCAAGACTGATCACGCAATCATCGTGCATCCCGTCTGGAGCGCTATAGATGATATTGCGACTTGGGCTCAAATGATACTCAAATTGCCTCAATTCATTGATAACTACTGGTATATTTGGCATAGTAAAAGCTTTATCTTGGATGCCTAACTGCAATGTCTCAATCAATATCTTTTTTGATGGATTAGTGAGTAAATAGCCATCGCAA